CGTTATGGCTCTAAAAAAGCTAGCTTTCAAGCCCGGAATCAATCGTGAAGTAACACGCTACACAAACGAAGGCGGTTGGTACGAGTGCGATAAAGTACGTTTTCGACAGGGCTTTCCTGAGAAGATTGGTGGGTGGGAGCGCATTTCTGTATCTACATTCCAAGGCGTTGCACGTTCTTTATCGAACTGGGTAACACTTGGCAGTATTAACCTCATTGGCGTAGGCACACACCTTAAGTTCTATCTTGAGCAAGGTGGCGGATACAACGACATTACGCCGATTCGAGAGACCACCGCCGCTGGTGATGTGACCTTTGCGGCTACTAATGGGTCAACCACACTGACTGTAACTGATACCGGACACGGTGCTCGTGAGGGAGATTTTGTTACGTTTAGTGGCGCGGTAACACTTGGCGGTAACATTACTGCTGATGTGTTAAATGCTGAATATCAAATTGTCACCGTGCCTGATTCCGATACATACACGGTCACCGCTACAGCCACAGCCAACGCGTCCGATACAGGTAACGGCGGGACAGCAGTAGTTGGTGCGTATCAGATACGTACAGGTGAGCCTTACGAAGTCCCACTGACGGGTTGGGGCGGCGGTACATGGGGTGCTGGTGTCTGGGGTACGGGCGGTACATCGACCGAAGCTATTCGTCTCTGGAGTCAATCGAACTTTGGTGAAGACCTTATATTTGGTCCTCGTGGCGGCGATATTTTTTACTGGGATGCGACCAACGGCGTAACTACACGTGCAGTGTACCTAAACACGCTATCAGGTGCTTCGGACGTACCTACCAAACAGAACTTCACGCTTGTCTCTGATGTCAGTCGGTTTGTCTTTTGTTTCGGCGTAAACTCGCTTGGTTCAGCGACATTTGACCCGATGTTGATTCGATGGTCAGACCAAGAAGATCCTGCTAACTGGACCCCTGCATCGACAAACCAAGCAGGTTCGATACGACTTTCGAAAGGCACAGAAATCGTCACGGCTAAACAAGCACGTCAGGAAGTGTTGGTCTGGACTGATTCTTCTCTCTACTCTCTTCAGTACCAAGGTGCACCGATTGTGTGGGGTACACAGTTGGTGGGAGACAACATCTCTATTGCCTCTCAGAACGCTGTAGGGTTCTCTGGAGGTGTTGCGTATTGGATGGGTAAAGACAAGTTCTATGCTTACGACGGACGTACGCAAACCCTTCCTTGTGACGTTCGACGGTTCGTATTCAATGACTTTAACGCGCTACAGTACGATCAGGTGTTTGCAGGTACAAACGAAGCGTTCCACGAGATTTGGTGGTTTTATTGCTCTGCAAACAGTCAGACTATCGATCGGTATGTTGTGTACAACTACCTCGAAAAGAATTGGTACTACGGTACGATGGCTCGTACAGCGTGGCTCGACTCTGGGCTACGTGAGTACCCACTAGCTACAACGTACAGCTACAACCTCGTCAACCATGAGTTTGGCACTGACGACAACGAAACAGGCACTCCTGCCGCGATTACAGCAACGATTACATCAGGACAATTTGACATCGACGATGGTGACCGTTTTGCCTTTATCTGGCGGATTATGCCGGATATGACGTTTGACGGGTCTACCGCAGATTCACCACATGCTTCTATGAGTTTACTACCGCTGGCAAATGCAGGTTCGGGCTATAACAGTCCAACATCCGAAGGTGGGTCTAACTCTGGGTCAGTAATACGCACTGCCACAGTACCTGTTGAGCAGTTTACAGGTCAGGTAAACACCCGCGTGCGTGGCCGTCAGATGTCAATAAAGATCGAGTCTGATTCGTTAGGAGTTAAATGGCAGTTGGGTTCACCTCGTGTGGACATGCGGCCTGATGGGAGGCGTTGATGGCTAATGAGCTAGAGCGTCCCGCTCCACCGGCACTGCCTCTTGCGCCAGAGGTTTATGATCGTCCGTTTATGGATCAGAACAGTAATGTTCTGCGCTTGTTTTTCACTCGCCTTATAAACGCTATCGATAACTTAGTTAGCACTAATAACGGCGGTAAATTTATATACAGTCCCGTAGGTACGTTTTACAGCACACAAGACCAATCTGCCGCCGCTGTGGATACGGGTTACGCGGTCACGTTTAACAACACGGTGCTTAATAGTGGTATCACTCTTTCGAACAACAGTCGTATAAACGTCACAGATGCAGGGGTGTATCAGTTCAACGTGACGCTACAGTTAGAACACAACAATTCTAGCTCGGTAGGAGTAACTATTTACGAAGAGAAAAATGGCACCGCTGTACCTTATTCAGGACACCATTTTCAGATTAAAGGTAACGAATATTACCTGATAAACTGGGAGTTTATGACTTCGCTCGCGGCAGATGATTACATTGAAATATACTGGGCAACAGACGATACCGATTTAAATTTGCATACGGAAGCGGCTTCATCTCCGCACCCCGGCATACCGTCCGCATCGGTTGATGTGACGTTTGTAAGTAATGTGTAGGGATTAGCATGGCGTACTACGTAGGCACAAAAGAGTTTCCCAGTATCTATACGGCGCTGGCGTACCTACGTGCTAATCCACAGCCCGGCCTAGGAATCACCGCCTACCCGACAGGTGGAACAAAATCTGCGCCGAAAACAAAGGCACCTGCTCCAGCACCCGCCCCCGCGCCGACAATGCCAGAACGTTCCACTACGTACGATCCACGTACAACACCTAATTTCCCAAGTCCGACTCCAACTTTCCCAAGTCCGAGTCCGACTCCAACTTTCCCAAGTCCGGGTCCGAGTCCGACCCCAACTTTTCCGAGTCCAGCTCCAGCTCCTGCGCCAGCTCCAGCGCCAGCTCCAGCTCCAGCTCCAGAACCCGCACCGACAGGACCAGTAAAAGGAGACCCAATAAAACAGGCTCCTATACCATCAGAACCTGCGCCAGCTCCGGCTCCTGTTCCAGCACCTCAGCCAGAGCCAGAACCTGCCCCAGAACCCGAACCTTCGGCAGGTGAAGATGACGATGAAATAGACATATGGGACGTTTTGCTACGCGGTGATACGGGTGTTATTACTCGTATGCCGGAGGATTGGGAAGCTCCGAATCCAGAAGGAAACAGAACTAAACAATGGCGTAGATCTTCTGATTTTTATCCTGAAGGCCATGAATTTGCAGGCATGACTTTGCAAGATGAAGTCCGCGCCGTTTATGGGTTAGGGCCAGACGACCGTATAGTTATCGCGCAAAGTCAAGCTCGTATGCGTAAGCGACGTGCATACGATAGGAATTTCGGGGGTCTTAACCGATACCTTGTCGAAAACAGTCCGACATTCACTGACTACATTGAGGTTGCTAACCAAGCATACGATCAGCTTCTTGATGCAGGTTTTGAACAAAGAACGTTCTACGGACGACGACCTAGTAACGCTAACCCGCTCAATCATTTTGACGATATGGTTGAGCTTCACATGCTCAATAATGCCTCTGATTGGGGCGCTTCTATATTTAGAGCAGATCCTAACGATAGACGAAGAATTCAGTTAAGAGATCTAGGGCGATTTAACGGCGCTTATACCGGCGTTCTAGGCAAACTCGGGTTAGATCTTGCCGACTGGGAGCTAAAAACCGACGACAATGCGCGGTCAGCTCTAGGTGATTTTGGTAAGTATTCGTGGAAATTACGAGAAGATTCTAATTTCGAACGAGCTTTCAAAGGTATTGTACTAGGAGCTGTATCTTACGGTATGGGTGCCGCTGGTGGACAACTATTAGGTCCAGTTTTGGCATCAGCAGGAGTACCTGCGTGGGCGGCTACAGCGATAGGATCAGCGACCGGAAACGCCGTCACTACAGGTGCAATCACGGGTGATTTTAATCCTGATGACTTCCTGCGAAGTGTTGTCATGAGTAGTTTGGGAGATTTATTTGATCAAGCTGTAGCAGATGCAGGTGGCGACATAGCTGAAGCACTAGGGGTCGATGGTGCACTTGAAGGAATAAGTACGTGGCTAGAAGAAAATGGGCCTCGTTTCATAGGCACTAGCGAAGCCACGATGTCTTACATGGACATCCTCAATACCATTACAGATGGGGTAGCAAGCGTTGCTGAAACAGGGATTAACGGCCTTATAGGTGCCGCAGGTGCGATATTAGGTCCAGTATTTACTGCGGGTGTAGAGCTACTTGAAGCGTTAGGTTTTGATCTAGGTAGTGCTGATGCCACTGTGATTATGAATCTTGCCGCTGATGCGGCTCAAGGCGCGTTTGAAAGCATTAACGATTTTGCCGAAGCAGTAGCTATGGCCTCCGGTGGTCAATTTGAAAGTGGCAGTGCGTTCCTTAATGCAGTTAATAACGTAGAAAACCTAAGAAACGCTTTTGAAAACGGCTTGGATTTACTGAACCAAACAAATCCCGATTTAGATTGGCGGCTACCAGATTTAGAACTCCCACCAGAAGACGAAGATCAAGGACCATCTGATTTAACAGAAGACAGCGTTTTTGAAATGCTTTCTGACATCATGATTGGAGAGCAAGGGTTACCTGAAGGCACTCCCGCCAGCGTTGTAGCCGCTGTAAATAATGCTATTGAAGGTGCAGATGACGATGCCCTTCGTGAGATAGCCGGACAAATTGCAGATGCAGGTGGATTTAATCGTTGGTATTACGAGTCAGTTCTCGACACAAATACTTACAACAACTACGACGATGCTACTGCACGAGAATTGATGGAACGTGCAGGTTTTGATGATGAGCAGATCAACAGTTATTTAGAAAACAGACCTCAACCAGAAACACCTGAGTTTGTTTACGAGTGGGAGACCACAGGTAGATGGGCTGACCCTGACGCTATGTTCACGATAAACCGTGATGGTGATAACTACTTTGTAGTTACTAGAAACGGCGATTACAAATCTATAACTAGAGAGCAAGCAGAAGCTATATTTGATCTTGAAGATGCAGATGCGACTCAAGAAGAGATTGACCGTTCAATTGAAGGCTATCTGGACGACCAAGGTCTACTATCAGGTGGGACTATCCTTGGCGAGTTTGATGAATATGGACGCCCTGTCTATATGTACGGGGACAGAATCGAAGACTGGCTAAGTTCAGAAGGTGAAGTAAGAGAAGTAGACATAAACGTTGTACAAGCTGAACCTGAACCGGAGCCAGAGCCTGAACCTGAGCCAGAACCAGAACCTGAGCCAGAACCAGAACCTGAACCTGCACCGGAGACAGATGAGGGCGGCTCACAAGACGGTGATCCTGACACAGAGGGCGATCCTTCTGACGACAGCGAACCAGCGCCTGCGCCAGAACCTCAGCCACAACCTGAGCCAGAACCAGAACCTCAGCCACAACCTGAGCCAGAACCAGAACCTCTGCCTGAACCAGAACCGGAACCTCAGCCACAACCTGAGCCAGAACCAGAACCTCTGCCTGAACCAGAACCGGAACCTCAGCCACAACCTGAGCCAGAACCTCTGCCTGAACCAGAACCGGAACCTCAGCCACA